CCCGGACACGCTGGGCATAGACCTGCCTTTTGAGCTCTGACGAAAGCATAAGCTACTCCTGCGGAAAATCGAACGGTCCAGGCACGTCCACGGCGGGTTCGGGAGCGTTGTCCTCCTTGATTCGAGCCACCTCCTCCGCAACCTGCTGGTCATTCCAGTCCGGGTGTGCTGTTCGAACAGCAGCTTGGATGCTCATGGCGTCTGCTGCCCTTAAAAGCTGGACGCTCTTCGCAACGTCGTCCAGGTTCGAGACCACGCTGTCCTGGATCTCAACCTGAGGCTTGAGCGGTACAATCCGCGCTCCCAAGTGTATACGTGCCACCTGCTCCGCAATCCAAACCAGCTCCACAAGGGCTGGTCTCCAGTACTCGGCTTTCTTTTGACTAGTAACAAAGCTCTTGCGTTCTCGAATTCGCAGGGCGGTTCCGCTTTCGGCTGAGCCTGCAATCAGCAGCCCGAAGCTCTGTGGTGCGTAGCCGCAGTTGGTGTAAGCCCGTATCAGCAGGTTCTCGATTGTGCTTAGGTGCTCCGCAGCTCTGATCGCAAACTGGTGAACGGAGATGGAGTCCGAGAAGGGAGCGCCAGCGTTCGCTACAGAGTGAAGAGCCACATACACTTCCTTGTCTACGTCGAACTGCATTACCCCTGGGTTGTCCGGGTCGTGCTCGAAAAAGCTCTCAGGAGCTATGATACGGCCCTTGCCCAGTCGGATGTCGCGCATCAGCGAACTGTAGGCCTCGTCCACGGAATCGAAGATCCCCTCGCTGCCACTGTAGTCGCTCTGCCCCAGGTAGCTAGAACGGAACCTGCGGTTCGGCCTCATGTTCGGAACGTACACGCACGCAAGCCCTGCAAGCCCTGTATCCTGGGAGAGAGGCAGCCCAGCGGTCGCAGAGTGAGCCTGGAGACTCTGCGGTTCGCCGAGCTGGTCCTCCATTGCTCCCACACGCTGGCGATAAAGCCCGTGCAGGATTTTCCCAGGTTCATGGCGCTCAAGGTGCCTCCAGACCCAGCGGTCGTCTCGCTCCACCTCTTCCCAGAACGTTACCGCAGTCAAGATTCCGAACCGAAACTCTGGAACCGCCTGGTCTGCCTGTACAACCGAGAAAATCGGGTATTCACTCAAGGTAGAGTCCCAGTCCACCTTGATGAACACTCCGCCAAGCGCCGAGCAGGCTTCCGCAGCCTCTAGTAACTTGGCGTGGAACAAAGTGTTTTCGAACAGGTCTTCCAGCCAGTCCTGCGTTGCTGCAGCTGCCTCACTCGGGGATTCACGGTCAGCTTCTGGTATGCGTATTTTCGGGTGTTCGCTGAAAAGTAGCGAGGCACTCGTTGCGGAAATGTCTCCTGCTACCGGCACATGCAGCATGGTCCGGCGCTCGTTCTGAACATCCGTTGACCAGAAGCGTGGTCGGTGACCTGCCTGGGCAGCGAAGAATTGGGCCACATCGAGTCCGTACAGCCTCTGACCATAAAGTCCGGCCAGGGTGTCGGGGTCGCCACCAAACCAAGCACTGTGCTCCTTGTAGAGCGCGTAAATGCGGCTCCAGGATCTGGGTGGCCACTGCGTTTTCGGGTCTGTCGGCAACGGCATTTTTGCCTCCTCAGGCTGCACTTAATTCGTTTAGTCCGAGCCAGGGCATCCAGGTGTCTATCGTGCTGAGCACAGCGTACCTCAGGGCATCAGGCCCATGGTCGTCCTGCTGTAAGGGGGCGTCCTTGCCCTTCTCGCTTGCACGTGAGTCCCAGGTATACCCATAAAGCTCGTCAATCAGCCCCTGGCACCTTTTGTGAACCAGCAGCCTCCGGCTTTCCAGAAGCGAGCTGGTCCAGCGGATTCCTTCGAGCACGTCGTTGCTGGCAAGTGCCACATTTGGAATCCTAAGCTGGCCGGGCCTTGAAATCTGCGTTATAAATGAACTGGCGCTTGGGTCCACAAATATCCAGCGAGGACGTACTTTGCGGGCCTGCAGCCAGTGAAACAGTGCACGGTGGTACTCCTGGTCGGTTTTGTGCCGACCGTCGTAGCGCTTGGAATCGTACCTCCACTCGTCCACTACGTAGAGCCTTTTGTCTACCCCTGCTCCAATCAGCAAGAAAACGGTAGGGTTGGTAGTGCCGTAGTCGATTCCGACCCAGTACTGGGTCATCTCCGGCAGGTCCGTCACCACATGCACGTCTTCGTCAAACATGTCGTAGACGGCTCCCTCAGCCATCACCCAGAGTCCCAGGATAAACCGTTTATACCAGAGTCCTGTGTACTCAGTCTTGAGGGCCTGCACGTACTCCGGATCCAGACCCAGGTTATCATCAAGGTTGAAGTGCCAACTCCTCAGGTTTAACTGCCCCTCACGGTCTAGGAAATCCTTTTTCAACCAGTGGTAGGGCCCGCCTGGGTTGGTCGTCCCAAAAAATTTCGAATCCTTGACAGACAAGCGCGACAGTACCTGCTTGAAAAACGTTTCCGGGCAAATCGTTAGTTCATCCCCGTACGCCCCTGCCAGTGTAACACCACGGATCTTCCCCTCTGCCCGCTCATCATTGGCACCTACGGTATATATCGTCCGCCCACAGCAGTACAACTCCCCAAGGCCCCGGTTGTATTCGAAATTGCGGGTGCCCACTATCTGCTCGAGTGGATCAAGGATGTTACGTTTGAGGGTCCTTTCCGTCTTGCCAAACATCAGGAGATGGCCTGGGGGACCCTCGTAGAGGTACTCAATCCACCGGATAATAGAACAGATAGTCTTTGACGACCTGACCGCGCCGTGCCAAATGTTCAGCCTCGCCGTTGATTCCGCGATTGATCGTAGGCCTTTTGGAGATATAGGATACCACGCAAAACCCAATTCTTTCTCTCCTGGTTTAGGTGGGTCTCGTGATTTAATCCGTAGACGATTCCTCGCATCCACCCTCCATCCTCGCTCGAGATTCCTGGATGGTCCGGACGAGCTCGAGTAGCTCACTTGCATCCCCTACCCGCCTGGGATCGAGTATCCCGAGGTGGCGCATTAACAACTCAAGAGCGCGAAGTTTGTCGTGTAACTTGACTGAGACGTTGCCCCTGGATGAATCAAGGGACTGGATAGCCTTTGTAACCTCAGGCGACAGCCCCTGCGAATCCTTGAGTACAACCTTTTGACCATTCCACTCCGCAAGCCCACTAACGTCTGAGAATGCAATCGCCGCAAGCTCGAGTACAACCCTGTCTGCATCAATCTGGCAGCGCTTTGATCTTTCTGTTAAAGCATCCTGTATTTTCTGCGACACTACAGGATCCATGAGGAGCGCCGCCCCTGTCGAGTAGGCGGACGCCTTTGAATACCCAGCCCGCAGTGCCGCCTGGGTTGCGTTAAAGTCCTTGATGTACTCCTCGACAAACCTCTGGCGTTTAACCGGGAAATTCCATGTCCTCCGCTTTATCGGTTTTGGCGGAGCGCCTTTTCCTGCCATACTACCTGCCTAACCTTGAATTCAAGGTGATGATTAATAAAAATTGGGAGCGGCAAACTATCCCACCTGACCCTAATTGCCGCTCCCTTAGGAAAGGAGAGAAAAGAAGTGTTACTGGGGGTCTTACAAAATTTGTCCCCTATATATATAGCTGAAAACCGTCGGGAGTACTCAGCAATTTGAGCGTGAAATGCCATCGCTACTCCCTCATCAAATTCCTGAGTCCGGCCCAGCCGAACGTCTCAACTATGACCGTCATCACTCCCACATGCTTCAATTTCTTGGCCTTCTTTATGGCAGCTTCCAAATGGTAGCGCACTGTGGACTCATCCAAATTCAGGATGTCTCCTATGGCTACGTTGTCCAGGCCCCAGTTCATAGCCATCTCGAATACTTGAGCCTGACGTGCGGTCATCCTGGCCCTGATGGTGATATTTAATATCTCCGCCTTAATCAGATATACGAACGGGCCGGTCTCGATGTAGGCGTAGTCGTCCTCGGTCGGCATTATCGGGTCATATTCGGCTATGTCGTCCAGGTTATCGACAATGATCTCGCACGGTCCCTGCGGCTCTTGCAAATCAACTGCTATGGACATTTCCACAGGCTTTGTTGACACTGTATTCTCCGTTGCCATCCTTGCACTCCCAACCAGTTTATGATACAATCTAAGCGCCTACTTGATTGAGAGTGCCTCCTGTAGTTTTGGGAGGCTATTTTTTCGGCTCCCTGTCGCGCCCTATGCCGATGCCCCACCGCAAAGCCCTGGATTAAACTTGCTTGTCACGGGCATCACCCCCTATTGCTCATCTCCGTCTCCTCCACTTGTCGTATAGATTTATCGCAATCGCCGCAGTTGGCAACCGTCCAGGCTGTAAACTGAGTGCTGGTAGAAAACGGTATCATCCCTCTTCCTCCAGTTCGCGCCAACCGTGGTATTCTGCATAACTATCAAGTGTAGCTTCGGCATTATCGCGAGCATAAACTGAAGCCCCATTATGCCAGTATGCCCACCGCCTGCCTGGACGCTTGATCTCCATTTCCCAACCGTATACACTAACTTGCCGCATTCGATACTGGTTGCCCTTGTCGTCAATGTATGTTTTCATAATGCCTCCTATGCTGCCTCAGTCTTTCTGCCAAACTCCTCAAATGGTACTCCCGCTGTATGTCTCAGGTTAGCCCAATAACTCATAAAGCGAGTTAATTCTGCCTCCGTCCAGTTAGCACCAACATAATTCCGCTCCAGACTGCAAAGCGGTGTATACCTCATCGGATTAGGATTTATACCAAGCGAGTGTCTAAGTGTCTCCAGCCTGTAGAGTGCATCTTCAGGTGTATCGTTGAACCCGATCAGCACGTAACACTGTATCCGGTTGCGTGGTATCCCTGCTTTGCGTAGTTTAGTCAATGCACTGAGTAAATAGCGTTCAGTGCTTGTGTTATCCCAGGCCAGCCGGATTTTAGCATCCAACTCGGCAAGTCTGTCAGCATGATACTGAGTCATCAGCCGTGCATCTAATCCTTGATTGAAGTCAACTCCTTTATGAACCTTCAGCCTATCTATAACCTTGTCGAAATGTGGCTTGCTTGCTGCCAGCAAGTTGTTGTCGCAGACAATCGGCAGGTTAGGCCAATCCTGCAACTCCCTGAATTCGCCTTCGATTGTTGGCACTGCACAAAACGGGCATCGGTTGACACAGCCTACAGTTGTCCGTGTAGCCAATGGATTTACCCTTTGCAGGACTCCGGGTATATCCGTGCCAATGTCGGCTATATCGGCAAGATAATCAGGCATGAGCTTCACAGCAGGCCCACCTACAACCGGTCGGCCTGTGAACAGGTTGCCCTCTAATATGCTCTGCCTTACCTCCGGTAGATTGTAGGTAAACGGTATGCTGATATACTCCCTGCCGTTCTCCTGCCATATGTATGCCCGTTTCGGCCAATCCATCTATATCCTCCTATTCGCGCTTAGTTGCCATCACTAGGCAGACAGCTTATTTCTCCGGCCACTTGGCCCAGCTACTTCTATCTCTTTGCACATACCTAACCGGTCGGCCAAATTGCCACCGAACGTATTACCGAGAGCCTTTAGCGACATATTGCTCGTGACGACTATCGGCTTGCCCTCCTTGCACCGGTACTCCAGCACGGCTAATACCCGTGGGTAAAGGTTAGTGTGTGGCTCCCAATGGTCTTTTTCAATGTCATCCAAAATCAGTAAGTCACACTCCTTCGCTGCAACGCAAGGAGTCTGATAGCCCTCATCACTCCAACTCCTGCGGATACCCTCGCAGAAGTTAGGCATATACCAGTAACGGACTCGGTATCCCTTCTCAATCACAGCCAGCCCATAAGCTACTGCAAGGTGACTCTTACCTGCACCGTAACGTTCTTCTTCGTTCTCCGGACTGTGCAGGTAAAGACTAATCCGCTTCTCAGGCCATACCTTTATGGCATAAGCAACCTTCTCCTTGGCCTTCGCCTCCGAATCGGTCTTAGGATTATATGCGCTTATCGTGCGCTTGTAGTCCGAAACATCCAGCCCACTAGATAACCTCAGCCGTTCTATGTGAGTAGATCGCAGCATATCGCGTTCTTGCTGCCTCCTCTGTTCATAATCAGCCTGCATTTCTTCAGGTGTCATCTTCGATGCTCGCTCCAAAGCCTCTCTGAACTTCGAATTCTTTGTTCTGGCAAGGACGGCTAAAAACTCGTTACCAGCGTGTGCTATTTGCGATTGTTGACTGTCTGCCATTGTTTTTCACCTGCCTTAACTCGTCGTATAAAGCCTGGAAGTAATTGAACGTGTAAGACTTCTGAGGCTGCGAGAAGAATATATCAATGCGCGTCTTTATTTCATTCTCAGTATGCTTCTTCAGTGCGACCTTAAAGAATCGGCCAGCTTGGGCATGAGCGAATACAGTGGGCTTTTCACCATATTTCTCTGTCTGCTTGTCAATGAAGTATTCAGACAGCACCTTAATCCTTGGGTCTGATGGCTGCTTGTTTGACTTACCCGCTTGTGCGGGTACATGATCTAGTTCTATGGGTATAGTTAAATGGGTATAGTTAGAGTACTCATTTGCGACTGGTAGCGGTACTCTTTTGCGACTGGTAGCGGTACTCTTTTGCGACCAGTACTTATTTGCGACTGGTTTAGCGGTACTTATTTGCGACTGGTCAAGTGGCACGATATACCTTGTAGCTTTGCCACTCCTATACTCCTTGGTAATAACATTGGCCTCAACTAAGCGAGCCACACAACGGACAACTGTAGTCCGATTTAACCGAGTCATTTTGGCTATCTCGGTAATGGATGGATAACATTCGCCCGTCTTATTATTGCGGTGTTTGGCAATCGCCAGATAAACAGCTATATCTGACGCCTCAAGATTAAGGCCCCAATATGCGTCTGGAAACATAGTAAACTTGAAGCCTGTCATCTACTTACACCCTACCCAATTGTGGCAGACTCCACAGAAGTAAGCGAAGTATCTTCTTCTTGGTGTAGATGTGGCGATATCCATAGTACTGACACATAAATCCATCGCGTTTGAAGATTTCAAACCGTAGCTTCTTACTTAATCCAGCCATCCTAATACCCCACCA